GGTAATATTATCTATATTAAGTTTAAAGTACTATATCCAAGTTCTAAAGAAGTGTATGTTGTATTTATATTGTTTGCTGGAGGAGTACCTGCATAAATAAAAAACAATGGACATTTTAAATTGGATTTATCTAAAAACAGCTGGTCTAATTAGATCAACAGCAAATAATGCTGATACAGATCTAATTGCTGTAGGAGCTAATGTAGGACCTATTCAAAGAGGTGATAGCTACCAAACATATGCAATGACATTAAAAGATTTGTCACTTGCCGGAGATGTAGCTAATACAGCATACTATAGTCTTGATTATGGTGTTGATGGTCCAGCTATTAATGTAACAACACAAAAAGGTATAGTTGAGATTACTAATTTTACAGGTAGTCTTCCTGCACCATCATTTGCCGGTGCTTTATATTTTGTAATTAACAATCCAGAAATTACATACGGTAATGCAGATAATATCTATGTGCAATTAACCCCGTACTATAAACCATTTGGAGATGATAACTTTATCCCCTATATCATAGCATCCGGAGCTCTTTCTGGACAAGAAACTAAAATTTATAATGCAAGCCCTGAACCTGCTGGAACTAATCAAGGAGAAGGCTTGTTATACATCTATTATGAACTATATCAAATTAACTAACTGTATTAAACAATAGAATATAAAACAATTAGTTTAAGCAAATTAGCCCTGAATTATCAGGGCTTTTTTGTTTTTCCAGATATTTTTAGTATATTATAGTATACTATATTTATACTTTATACAATGTCAATAGGAAATCTAAAAGATTATGGAAACAAGGGGAATAATTTTCCCTGGCAATACAAGATGCTTTTAGGTCTTGATAGTATTAATAATAGTATTATTGATAATAGTGTTATAAACACTGATACAATGGCAACGGATGCTTTTGGTAGACAAAGAGTATCTAGCCCTCTTACATTATTTGACTCATCACATAGATATAAAGATAATGGTTTATGGAATACATCTACTGCCAGCGGTGGTATAGCTGTATTTAAACCTAAAGAAGGTTTAGTTGATTTAATTGTAAATACTACAAATGGATCAGAAGTATTACGTGAGACAAGTAAAGTATTTTCTTATCAACCTGGTAAATCATTATTAGTACTTAACACCTTTGTAATGGCTCCTGCTCAGACTAACTTAAGACAAAGAGTAGGCTACTTTGGTACACAAAATGGTATATATATTCAGTTAAATAATAGCACATTAAGTTTTGTTGAAAGAAGTTCGGTTACAGGAGTAGTTACTGAATCTGTAGTAAATCAATCAGCATGGAATGTTGATAAGATGAATGGTACAGGTCCTTCAGGTATAGTATTAGATATTACAAAAGCTCAAATCTTATTTATGGATATTGAGTGGTTAGGAGAAGGAACAGTAAGATTAGGTTTTGTTATAGATGGTAAATTTATTCTTTGCCATAGATTTAATCATGCTAACTTAATTACATCAACTTATATTACTACAGCATCATTACCATTAAGATATGAGATAACTAATACAGGTGTAACTATATCTTCTAGTATACTTAAGCAAGTATGTTCTAGTGTAATTTCTGAAGGTGGTTATGAACTAAGAGGAGCACAACAAGCTATTGGAACTCCTATTACTGCTCCAAGTACATTTGCTGTTGCCGGAACTTATTATCCAATGAATGCTATTAGATTAAAAGCTACAACATTAGATGCTGTGGTTATTCTTACAGCATCCTCAATATTAGGATTGGGTAATGGTAAAAATTATGCATGGAGAATTTTACAAGGTGCTACGGTAACAGGTGGATCTTGGTTACCAGCATCGGCAGACTCTGCTGTAGAATATAATCTTACAGGAACATCTTCAACTGGAGGTAGAGTTTTAGCTCAAGGTTATATAAATTCTTCAAACCAAGCATCTCCTAGTGTTAACATATTAAAAGAAGCTTTATTTGCTTCTCAGTTAGAAAGAAATAGTTTTACAGCAACTCCATATGAGATTGTTATTGAAATGGCAATAGATACTGTAGGAGGAGTTCTAGGAGCATATGTTTCATTGGATTGGGAAGAAATAAGTAGATAATTAAAAAATAAAAACTATGTCAGTAGGTAATATAAACTCATACGGAGATAAAAAGAATAACTTCTCTTTTCAGTACAGAGTACTTAAGGGTATTACAGATGTATTAACTGCAATTACCGGGATCACCATTAATGTAGATCCAGAAGCTAAAACTACTACTATTATCAGAGCAACTGCTGCAGGAACTGTAACAGCAGGTAAGAACAGTGTATCATTTGGTAATGTAGGAGCAGCAAATGCAACTGTAAAAGGAGTAACACTTAAACCCGGAGAAACTATCAATTTTGATGCTGGAGCAATTAATAATACTCTAGATGCAATTGACTATGTTGCAACCGGAACAGAATTGTTAATTATTTATATTGCATAATGAAATATATTAAGATATCAAATATTAATCTATCTACAGTACTTCAAGTGTGCTTGATAGTAATGTGCATATTTTTACTTATGCGTAGTCCTAAGCAAGTTTACCCAGTTAGTAAACAAAAGACTATTGAGAGAAGAATTGAAGGTAAGGAAACTGTAATTAAAGAACAGGGTAAAGTAATTGATAATAGCAAAATTATTATTGAAGAACTTAACCATGGTCTTTATGATTTACAAGCAGAACTTGAGAAAGTTAAAAACTCCAGGGATACTTTTAAAATTACACAGATCCAGGATACAATGATCCATGTTCTCTACCGTAGAGACAAAGAAAAGGATGCAATTATATCTGCCCAGGATACCATTATAGTAGCACAGAGATACATTATAAACTCCCAGGATACTATTATCACATCACAAGCTTTTGATATTAAAAAACTAAAAAGACAGAGAAATATCTCTTTATTACTAAATGGAATATTAACTACAGGATTAATTATCAAATAATGGAAATTGCACAGCTTATACAATGGGGATTGATTGCAGTAACAGGAGTTATTGGTTACTTTCTAAGAATGATTCATACAGATGTTAGAAACAACACTGAGAGTCTAGGAAAACTAAAAGGAAAGATTGAGTTAGTAGAACAAGAGTCTAGACTTAAATACCAAGCAATCCAAGAACAAACACAACTTGAGATCAAGAACTTGGCTAGAAGTGTAAGTGAACTATCAGACGCAGTAAAACAATTAATATTACAAAGATAATGGATACAACAGCAGTAGAAACAACAGCACCAGACTTTGGTGTATTTGCACAATTAGCAGACTACGGTCCGCTTGGTCTAGCAGTACTTGCTCTTGGATATGTTGCTTGGTTATTTATCAAGAGATATCTTGATGAAAATAAAAAGCTCAAAGAAGAGGTAGCAGAAAAAAAAGTAGTAAAAAGAAAAACTAAGAAGTAATGTCATTTGGTCCCTTTGAAGTATTAACACAGTATGGAGTATTAGGCTTTGCTGTATTAGCACTGGGTTATCTATGCTGGATGTTTTTAAATAAACTTCTTAAAAGTGAAGAAGACTTGAAAGCAAAAGTAGAAGAGCTAGAAGGTGATTATAGAGATGAACTAGAAAAGAAACTAGAAGAAAGCACTGAAAGCTCAAAGAGTCTAAAAGAAACTGTATTGATGCTATTTGGTAAAAAATGAAAAAGAAACTTCTTATAGTTGGACTTGGATTTGTTGCTCTTGTTTGTATACAAATCTTTTCAAGTGGACATGAACATGTGGTAGTTGTAGAAGACAATGTACAACTAACAGGTGAGAATAAGAAACTTACTACAGCAAATAAGCAGTTAACAAATAGTGTAAATAAACTAGAAGCTGAAAAAGAAGACTTAATAGAAGATAAAGAGAATCTGCAAGAAATGGTTTCTGAAGTTATAGGAGATCTAGATAGTACTAGATCTGTTGTAAAAGATATTAAAAAAGAATTAGCAAATGAAAAGGATATTGTTCGCAAGCAGTCTACTGGTAAGCAGTTTGAGTTTCAACCAATCACGCTACCCACTTCAGACGGTGATTGATGGGGACTCTGTAGTTATCCTTACAAAAGCTCAAGCAGATACCATTAATGCAATCTTTGATAGTCAGAGAACTAAAATTGCACAGTTTAAGCAAGAAACAAAAGTAAAAGATTCTATTATCTCATTAAGAGATACAATGTTAATCTTCTATACCTCTAGATATACAGAATACAAAACAATCATAGAGACTCAAATTATTAGAGAAGATAAGTTAGATACAATCCGGGGTTGGTTATTAGAAAGAGCAAAAGAAGGGTCCTGGGTGTATTATTCATACATTAATGATGAAATAGTAGCCGTAGACTTATCAGACTATATTGTAAGAAAAGATGATTTTACTGGAGATCTTTTATTCTATAAAAGAACAGAAGAATGTCCAGATGATAATAAACAAAAAGAACCGCCCCTTGGTTGGCACACTGACATTGTAAAACCAAAAAGACCTAAACTAAATATTTTTAAACTATGAAAAAATTTTTTAGAGAACTAATCTCAGATGATAATCAAATCAATGAACAAGCATTTGTAGGAGTTATATCATTCTTTGCAATGGTATTTGTTCTATTTGTAGATGTAATTACCGGCATCATTGGTAATGAACTTATCATTAAAGAATTTATCTTTGATGGATTCATGTTGCTTACCTTAGGTGCATTTGGTATTACAACTGCAGGTAGAATACTTAAGCTTAAGGAAAAAGTTAAAAAAGAAGAAGAGACTTCAGAAGAAGTAATAGATTAACCATATAAAATAAATAAAAATGCAACTAAGTAAAAATCTAGCATTGTCAGAAGTAACAAGAAGTGAAACTGCAAAAAGAAAAGGTATCTCTAATATGCCTACACCTGAGCACATTGAGAACTTTAAATTATTGGCTGAGAAAGTATTTCAACCAATCCGTGACCATTTTGGTGTTCCTATCCGTATTAGTTCAGGATACCGCAGCAAAGAGTTAAATACAGCTATTGGTGGCTCATTATCTTCACAGCATTGTCAAGGTGAAGCTATTGATATTGACATGGATGGTACAACAGTAACTAATGCTGAAATCTTTAACTACATTAAAGACAATCTAAACTTTGATCAACTTATCTGGGAATTTGGTACAGATACTAATCCTGATTGGGTACATGTATCTTATGATTCATCTGGTAAGCAACGTAAGCAAATCCTAAAAGCTAAAAGAGCAGCTGGTGGAAAAACTACGTATGTTCCATATAAATAAGTACGTATGAAGTTCAGAAATGGTTGGAATACTTATACCAAACAATGGGATAAGTTAGCTATTAAAGTAAGGTTCTCATTCATTGACATCTTATCTATTGAGATAGATGTGTCTAGAGACTTTTACCTTTTAACAATCTTAAATCTTACTATTAAAAATAGATAGTATTATACAAGATACTGTAATCCAGGTACTTTCTGTGCCTGGATTTTTTATTTAAACAATATACATTTAAACTTATTTTGTATATTTGTTGTAAACCAAATAAATTAAACATCATGGAAAACCAACAAGAAAGAGAGTT